AACAAATCAATTAATTAAAAAAAAAGTAATTATGTTTAGTACTAAAGGAATGACGGCCGCTTCAGGCAAAGAGAAACCAGTAATTGGAACAGGAAACCACAAAGTAAAAATCAATTCAATTAGTTTTGATAAAACACCTTATGATGCACAAGCATACAACATTATGTTGCATGTAGAATCAGAGCCAGTAACAGGAGATTTTCAAGGATTTTTGAAAGATATGAATAATCCTAATGGACCACGTTATGAAGGTCAGGTAGGTAGAGTAAGATATTCACCATATCCATATAAAGATTCTGTACTACCTAGTGGTAAAGAAATTAGTAGAGATACTGAAGTACAAAGAGCAATGATATTCTTAGCTGAAGCTTTAGATAAAAGAGCTGGATTAGATGCTATTCAAGCTAATACAATTGAAGATTTCATGGCAAAGTGTAGTACATTACTATCAGGTCCTGAATATGTAAATGTATGTCTTGGTGCCCGTGAATGGGAAAACACTGAAGGTTATATAAATAATGACCTTTACTTACCTAAAATTAGTAAAGAAGGTGTGCCAATTGAAGCATTGAATGTTGAAAATTCTAAGTTATTAATTTTTGATAGCAATAACTCTAATCATTTAAGAAAAGTAGAGAAGAAAAATTCACCTACAACAAGTCAGTTTGAACCTAGTTCAGCTGCTTCTGGTGATGATTTTGATTTATAGTAACTAATTTAATTATGGGACTGGCTGAAATATGTCAGTCCCATTTTTATTTATATTCTTAATATGTTTAACACAAAAAATTTAGTATTAGAAGAAACAGATGTTCCAAGCTATTGGGTGTTTCAATATTATTTAAACTTATCAGAACCCTTAACAGGTCAGGATGTAAAAATTAAATCAATCTTTAATCCTAATGACAAAACTCCTAGCTTTTGCATATATGTAGATAAATCTATAGGTATGTATAAGTTTAAGGACTTTTCAACTGGTAAAAATGGTAGCAAAATAGACTTAGTTAAACTTATGTTTGACCTGGAATACAGAGATGCTGTTAGAAAAATAGTAGAAGATTACAACACTTATGTTAAAACAACTGATATTCAACAAATATCTTTTAAAGTACAAGCAAAATGGGAAGTTGATTTTGTTAATGAAAGACAATGGACTGAAAATGATGGCAGGTATTGGTTAAATTTTAGAATAGGATCAAACCTATTGAAAGAATATAATGTAAAACCTATTGAGTATTACAACTTAATTAAAGAAGAAGAAGGTGAAGTTAAGAAACTAAAGATTGAGGGACATTCTATTTATGGATATTTTGATAAAAATGATGAGTTGTATAAAATATATCAACCATCAAGTAAACATAAATTCCATAAAGTAAAATCATATCTTCAAGGTTTTGATCAATTAACATACACTCAACCTTATTTAGTAATTTGTTCATCATTAAAAGATGCCTTATGTCTTAGGAGTATTGGTTATAACATTGAAGTATTAGCACCAGACAGTGAGAATACAATAATTAAGCCCCATGTTATTGAGCACTTAAAAAAGAAGTATAAAAAAGTAATCACATTCTTTGACAATGATACTGCAGGTAGTTTAGCAATTGATAAGTATAAGACCTTATATAATCTAGATGGCTTTGCATTACCTTTGTCTAAAGATATTAGTGATTCTATGCGTGAACATGGTTTTGATATTGTACATCAAACATTAAAGCCTTTACTTAAAGAAATTTTAAACAGATAAAAAAATGAAATGGTTCATACCGGGCTCAGTCCCAAGTAGTAAAAATGGTAGAAGATGGACCGGCAAATATTTTATAGCAAGTAAGACTGTTGTAAATTATAGAAAAATAGCTAAAGATCATTATGCACAGTATGCAGAAGAGTTTAAAGCTGAGTTAGCCAAACATCAACAACCCGTAAGTATCCAATTTACATTTATCAGAGGCAGCAAACACAAGTTTGATTATATTAATCCCGCACAAACAGTGCAAGATGATATGGTTACATTTGGTTGGATTGAAGATGATAATGCAGATTGTATCTTACCTGTATTTGTACAATACACATATGATAAACTTAACCCTGGAGTAATTATAGAAATTTTACCAGATGGCAAGAATAACAGTTAAAGAGTTTTTTTCATTACGTGAAATGTTTATGGGTCTAGATGAAGACTTTGAATTAGCTTTAGAAAATTACAAGAATTTAAATTTTGATGACAAAACTGTTTTAGACTTATTATTTACTAAATCTTTGTTATTTGATAAAAGAAAACGTTTTGTAAAAGCTATTGATAAAAGTTATATATCTGAAGAATTGATTGGTAAAAACATTAACTCTGTAGTAAAACAATTTGGAGACTATGTTATTTACAAAAAAATATTATTGAAAATATTAATTCCAGAAAAATGATAAATATACAAGATGGTGTTGCAAGAACCACCAAGACTTTAATTTTAGATGAGCCCTTTTACGGGCTTTTTTTAATTGGTATAAATAAACAATTCAGTGACCGTATACCTACAGCAGGTGTTAGTAAACATGGAATTGGTATGCAGTTAACAATTAACCCTAATTTCTTCACTGAACTAAGTGAATTACATAGAGTTGGATTGATTAAGCATGAATTGTTACACATAGCATTTGGGCATCTATTGATGAGAGATCTTTATTCTGATCACAAGTTGTTTAATATAGCTGCAGATCTAGAGATCAATCAATACATTAGTTCAAACATGCTACCAGACGGTGGATTATTACTAAGTAGTTTTCCTGAATTAAATCTTCCTATAAAAGCAGGGACTAAAGTCTATTACAATTTGTTGGAACAGGCCAAACAAGATGGAACATCTCCTTCATTAGATTCATTAATGGATCAGATGGATGGTGAATCAGAGTATTGCCATAGCACATGGGAAGAATTTGATGAGTTACCTGAAGCTGATAAAAAACTTGTTCAAAAACAAATAGACCATCAGTTAAAAGAAGCTGCTGAACAAACTCAAAAGAAACAAGGAAATGTTCCTGGTGAGTTAAGTGAATTGATTGCAAAGTTATTTCACATTGAGCCAGCCAAATTTGATTGGAAAGCCTACTTGAGAAGATTTGTTGGAAATTCATCTGTAGTATATACTAAAAAGCTGAGACGTAAATACAATAAAAGATATGCTGAAAACCCAGGACTGAAGATTAAATTTAAAAATCACATTCTTGTTGGTATTGACACATCTGGATCTGTAAATACAGCAGAGCTTAAAGAGTTTTACAATGAGTTATGTCACATGACTAAGACTGGTCATAAGATCACTGTTGCACAATGTGATACAACACTTAGAACTGTAGAAGAGTTTAATCCAAAAAAAGATTGGGCCATACATGGTAGAGGTGGAACAAGTTTCCAACCTGTAATTGACCACTATAATGAAAAGAAGTGTTATACAGCACTAATATATTTGACAGACGGTGAAGCATATGCTCCATCAGGTTGTCCAAACAATGCCTTATGGGTATTGAGTAGTATATCCACTATGAATGATGAACTTCCTGGTAAGGTTATTAAACTAAACTAATTATGGGAAGATATTATTCAGGAGATATTGAAGGCAAGTTTGTCTTTGGTTCTCAAAGTAGTGCTGCTGCAGATAGATTTGGAGTTGCGGGTCATACACCAGGTTACTTAGAGTATTATTATGATGAAACTAATTTGGATGACCTGGAAACAGAACTTAAAAATATAGAAGATGGAATGGGTGAAGAGGGCAAATACTTGAAAGTCTATTATGATCTATATGGGTCAAATGATGATGTACAAATTACATTTGAGGAATACTTAAAAAAAGCAGATAAAAAGCCCCTAAACAAAGAACAATTATTAGAGTTCTTTGATTATAGAATTGGCAAAAAAATAGAAGAGTGTATAAAAGAACAAGGTGATTGTTCATTCACAGCAGAATTATAAAAAAATAAATAAAAAGATGGCACAAGTAAATTTAAATGTAACAGAATTAAAAGGGTTTGTAAATCACATTATTACAAACAATAGATTTTTACAAGCACAAGGTAAACAATCTGTATCAGTAGAAGTATTAGGAGAATCAGGAATTGGTAAAACATCTACCATTGTTGAGCTAGCTAAAGAAAACAACTTAAACTTTGTTAAGGTTAACCTTGCACAGATAGAAGAGTTGGGTGACTTAGTAGGATTTCCAGTACGTCAATTTCAAATGTATAAAGAAACAAGAGTTTCAGAACCAAAAATAGATGGTTTATCCTATACCGCAGCACAAAGATCAGCTGCATCATCAGACCTTGCTAAAATACAAGCACCAGTAACCAAAAAAGTTGGTTTATGGGTTGATGAACTTGCAGTTCAAGAATATCTTAAAACAGGATATAAAATGACAGGTAAGAACAGGATGTCTTATTGCCCACCGGAGTGGATTGCTGATAAAAAAGATGGTGGTATTTTATTACTAGATGACTGGAACCGTGCTTAAAAAATAAAGTAATTTTTACGGATTACTTGTTCCAATCATCTAAAAGTTGTATATTTATAGTATGGAAAACTTATATACAACAACAGGCTTAAATAAAAAATATAATCAGTCTGGAATCTATATGATTCAAATAGGAAATAGATATTACGTAGGTAGTTCAAACCATATTGGTAAAAGACTATCAACACATAAATCACGTTTGAAAAAAAACAAACATGAAAACGTTATAATGATTAATTGCTTTAATAAATATGGCCCTAAACAATGTCATTTTAAAGTACTTGAAATTTGTAATGAAGATATTCTTTTACAAAGAGAAAAATTTTATATAGATGTTCTGAAACCAGAATTAAATATAGAACTTGATCCAGTTAAACAAAATTCAGATTATAAATCTAAAACAGTATGCCAGTATACACTAAAAGGTGTGTATATACAAAAGTTTGAATCAGCTGCTAAAGCTGAAAGATTTCTTGGTAAATGTAATAGTAAAATATCTCAATGTTGTTTAGGTAAAAGAAAATCAACTTATGGTTATCTATGGTCTTATGATAAAATAGTAGACAAGCTGGTCTATGAAAACAACAGCTCTAAAGCAAAGGCAAAAAAAGTATCTCAATATAGTACAGCAGGTGAGTTTATTAAAACTTATAAATCCGTAGCTGAAGCTGTGAGAGCACTTAATAAACCTGAAAATGCAAGTACTAATATTAGTAGTGCAGCTTTAGGAAATACAAAACATGCATATAATTATGTATGGAAATATGAATAAATCATGTGTGGGCACGTAATTCTGTGAATTGCTGGAACACCCTTAAGCTAAATAAGCTACAACATAATCTGTAAAGATAAGTGTGAATGCTAAAAATTATTTAGATTGGGCAATCAGCAGCCAAGCATCCTGGAAACAGGTTGAAGGTTCAACGACTAGTATATGGAGTCTAAACAAGTAAAGTTGTAGATGGTAAAATACCAAGAGCGCAGAACACCTTAATAGGTGAAGATATAGTCTGGACTATAGGGAAACTTATAGAAAAATCAAGTTAAATGCTTGATTCATAACAAATTAGGACACAAGATTTATTCAAGCAGTTATGGAGTTAATAGATAGACAAACCTATATCTCTTGGGTATTACCAAAAGATTGGCATATCATATTAACAGCAAATCCAGACAATGGTGAATATATGGTAAACTCAGTGGATGCTGCACAAAAGACCAGATACGTTACAGCAAACCTTAAGTTTGATGTTAATGTATGGGCACAGTGGGCAGAAGAAGCAGGTATTGATTCAAGATGTATTAACTTTTTGTTGTTACACCCAGAGTTAGTTACACTAGAAACAAATGCAAGATCTATTACAACATTCTTTAATGCTATATCTAGCTTTGAGAACTTTGAATCAAATTTATCATTAATTCAAATGATTGGTGAAGGTTCTGTTGGAGATGCTTTTGCTTCTATGTTTACTACATTTATTAACAACAAACTGGACAAACTGGTAACACCAAAAGATTTATTGGGTCATGATAATGAATCATATATCTTAGGTGAGTTAAGAGGTTGTATTGGAAAAGATGATACATACCGCGCAGACATTGCTGCTACATTAGCAACAAGGTTAGCTAACTACTCAGTTGTTTACAGTAAAGAAAACACTGTAAACCAAAAAGTTACTGATAGATTAATTGCACTTTGTACTAAAGACTATTTTACTAATGATCTTAAGTATTTAATTGTACGTACAATCTTTAATGGTAACAAACAGAAGTTTAACCGCATGATGATGGACCCTAGCATTATCAAAATGACAATGAAATAAAATGGCAAGTAAATCAGTTTATCAATCATATGATACTGGTGCTTTGAATCATTTTGGATTAGATAGTGCCCCATATTATGGGGTGCTGTCATCCAATCTGGTAGAAGAAGTATTAGTCACTCAAGATGAAACAACATTCAAAAAAATACAAACTATATTAACAACTAGTACTGAAGATAGTACAACTTTTAAAACTAAAAAGAAAGCTTTTGTATTACCTAAGTGTAATGTTTCATTAGATAGAATTAAATCTGCTTTAAAAGAGCATGGTATAACTGTGACAAATGATTATGAATTATGTGATTTAGTTATTACTCATGATGATATCTATGAAAGATTTGAAAGTGGTGAAAACATTAAGTCAACTGTGTTAATGGCTAAGTTATGGAACTATCAAACTCTTGAGAATACAAATGGTTCACTATTAGCAGTAGATCACTATCATGGTGATGTAATATATGATGGTAATGTATCCGGTAAAGTAAGATATTATAATTGTACTACTGGTGAATCATTATATGATGAATGGATGATCACAGGTATGGCTGTAAATCTTGCACATAAAATTGATGGTGGTTTAGTTGGAACAATTGATGCAGATACTGTTATCTATGAATCAGCTAACAAACAACTTTTAGATGAAACATTATTGCAAGATTTGCAAAAATATATGTCATCTTATAATGCAGAAGATAGAGCTATAGCTGCTAAAGTAATTCCTACTATTGATTATTTACAAAACTATCATTTGTTATGGGAGTTTTCTCAAAAAGCAGAGCATCACATGTACAATTTTAATAGAGACAAAGATGTGCAGTATTGGTTACAACAATCAAACTTCAATAAATTCTCTAGAAAAAGTGCACATGATATGATTCTATGGTTAGAAAAAGAAGGAAAACTTAATTCAGTTAGTTTTAAATATTTAGAACCAACAGTAAGAAAAGAAATCCACATTAGTAACAGAGACTTGTATGTATTTAAAGTACAAGTAAAACCAGAATATTTAAAATACATAAAATAAAATGGAAAAAAAACATTATAAATTAGACATAACAGTTTCAGCTCAAGATTCAACTTGGGCTAATGGGAAAGAAAGACTAGGTGTTGGTTGTTTTAGTTTAAAAGAAGATGGTTATTACTTTGGTAGAGCTAAAAGTTGGTATCCCAATGATGAAGAAATTGCTTTACTCAATATAGTAACTTCAGATAAAACAGTTGATTTACAGGATAAAAAAATATATAGATATCCAAATCTAGAATTACCAAGACAAAAAGTTGATTTGCTTAAAACAAAATTTAATGTGAAAATCATTAGAGATGCTGAGTTAGCAGATATTCATATTGTCTCAGATAAATTAATTTTAAATTTGCTAACACTTGATTGGTCTAAAGCATTATCATATGCTCAGATGTTTGAAGTATTTAATACTTTAAAACAAAATGATCAGTTAACTGAATCAGGATTAAATAAATGTAAAGAGCTTTTATCTACAATTGAAAAAGATGCATATATACGCGTTAGTGTTTGTAAAGACTATAGATATACCTCTCCAGTTGGTGATACATTTAATGATAAACTTTCTGATTTTGATCGTGATGGTTCTAGAGATATGATTATCAGAGATGATAATATGGTTTTATACAATCAATTGCGTAATGCAACAGCATTAATTGTAAAAGATGTTGAGATAAATAAAATTATCTCAGAAGATTTAGCAGTAATAAGTGAAGATCAGTTTAACCAAGTATCTAAGATGATCACCAGTAGTGATAAAGACAATAGAACATTAGCTGTAGAAATGCTAGCAAACTGTAATGTTGAAGAATCTTTTGACATTGTTAGCTTTTTATTCTTTTGGTATTATGATTGGTTCAAAGACACTAATAACTGGAACAACATTAATGTAAAAACATTACGTAAAAGACTTGAGAAATTTTCTGGTAGTAAAGACAACAACCGTCAGTGGGCTTATGACCAATACATACAATTATTACAAGATGAAAATAAATTAACAGACTTTATTGTAAAAAAGACAATTAAAAAAATGTATGATTCTGTCATTCAAAATACTTTTGGCTGCAAAAACAATGTGTTTGCTTTAGATCTAGAATCTATTTACTTAGTGGATAAATACAAAAACTCAATAATAGAAAAAAAAGAATGTATAGAGATTTAATAAAAGAAGAAAAGTTTTACTCAAATGTAAACTTTAAGTTTAGTTATTCATCATTGAATAAACTATTGTTTTCACCATCCTTATTTTATAAGGATTATATTTTAGAAGACCGGGAGGTCAGAACAGATAAGCATTTGGTAGAAGGTAAGTTAATTCACTGTCTTTTATTTGAAGCAGATAAACTTAATGATAAATTTAACATCTTACCTGGTAAGCTTCCCGCAGATAGTAATATCAAAGTGTTGAATGCATTATATAATACTACAAGTAACCGTGAGTCAAGTTTATTAAGTCAAGACCCTGCATTTCAACAAGAAATATTACAGGTATTGATTGATCAAAACTTATATCAGTCACTTAAGTTAGATGATGCCAGGTTAGAAAAGATCCAAAATGCAGATAATGAGTCTTATTGGGACTATTTAAAAAACAGCAGTAAAGATGCGGTAGATGGAGATACATTAGCTAAATGTAAAGATCAAGCAGAGAATATCAGAAGTAACAAAGATGTTATGGCCTTGTTTGAAGATGTACAAACTGACTTTGAATTGGATCCTATTGAGACACATGCAGAGAAGTATTTAAAATCTGATTTATTAGGTAAACCTTTTGGCCTTCATGGTTACTTGGATTACTACAAAATTAATCACTCTACAAAAGAAGTCACAATTTGTGACCTTAAGACAACAGGTAAAACTATTTCAGACTTTAAAGAAACAATTGACTTTTATAATTATTGGTTGCAAGCAGCTATATATTGTAAATTAGTGTTTGCAAATTTGGCTGAAACTGAACAAGAATACAATATTTTGTTTAAATTTGTTGTAGTAGATAAGTACAATCAAGTATATGTTTTTGATGTAACAGATGAAACATTAAATGGTTGGGCTAGTGCATTAGAAGATGTAATTGAAAGAGCAGCTTATCATTATGGAGAAAAAAATTATTCATTACCCTATGATTTTCTTTTAGGAAACATTAAATTATAAGTATGAAGGGTGTCTACACTGATTATTTTCAAAAAAGCAAAGTATTTCTTTATCCTTTATTAAGGTTTAGATCAGGTTTATCATTTGTTCCCGTGCAGACTTATGTCTGCTGGGAGCATGTGATTGCTGTTGATGAAAATAAGTTTTTGTGTGAGTACAATGTAGGTACAACTGAACAGTTTGAATTGTTTTCTAATTCATACCTTAAAAAGCACCCGTTGTTTCATGAATATGTACAATTAGATGAAGACAGACACTTATTTATTTTTGATTTTACCAAATACAAGCATGATTTTAAAAGATTTATTAATGGAAAGTACTCTAAATTTAGTTTAGATACAAAAATTATAATCTTAGACTTCTTTGGCAATAAAGGTAATATATCAGAATATGTAAGTTTGTTCTTGTCTCCAAATTCAGCACATGAACTTTATGCAAAAGCTTTAGATGTTCCATTAAAACAAATTGAAGAAGTTTTTGAAGTTTGCAGTATCCCAGATTTAGAGAAAGAAACTCTTTACTTTAAAAAAAATGAACTATTTTGTAAAAAAATTAAAAATAGTTCTATATCTTTGAAAAATTAAAATTAACAATATGTCACAACCAATTGGGCAAAACATGATGCTGGTAACATCTAGTTTCAGAAATGCCAAATCTTTTACCATGATTCCTGTGAGCATTGACTCACCATATGTTGAAGCTATGTATGACCCCACGTCAGGCATTTTAGCTGTAATCAGTAAAGTAATGAAACAATCTTATCATATGGTTACAAAACTAGATGAAGATGGTCAACCAATGAGATTAAAAACTCCTAATCCTCAGACTGGTAAAACAGTTAAAGAAGAAAGAAGATTGGTTGATACTTTTTCTGAATTTTATCTTACTGAAAAAGAAGATATTGAAACATTCATTAATTTGTTTGGTATTAATGCTGCTTCTTTTGATTACAAAGCATATTTTGTAGAAATTAAGGAAACAAAAAAATCTAACATCATATTGCAAGCATAATTTAATTAATTATTAATTCAAGAAAGAAGATATATTAGCGTATGTCTTTTTTTTTGCTTAAAAAATAAAATATGAAGCACTGGGTAATGGATTATGAAACATTATCTAATTAAATTTGGTGTTTCATAATCTTTTATGTATATTGTAGTATGGATACAGAAAAAAGAAAAATACAAAAAGCAGAAGCTCAAAGAAATTGGTATAAAAAAAATAAAGAAAAAGCTAAAAAAGCAGCTTTAGAAAGATATTCTAAAAATAAAAATGAAATCAATGCCAAAAGAAAACAACAGCGTATTGATAATCCTGAAGAAGTTAGAGCTAAAGCCAAATCTTATTATAATCCAATTACAAATAAAGAGAATGGTTGGAAAAATGCAGGTATAAAAAATATGTCTTATGAGAAATATTTATTGATGCTTGATAAACAATCTAATCTTTGTGATATTTGTGGTAAACATCAAAATGAATTTAAAAGAAATTTTGATGTAGACCATAATCATGATACAGGAAAAGCAAGAGGTTTATTATGTACCCCTTGTAATTCAGGAATGGGTAAACTTAAAGATTCCGTTGAAATGTTGGAAAGAGCAATTAAATACTTAAAAAAACATGAATGAAAAAATGCAAATACCCAAAAAACACTGGGTTATGGACTACGAGACCCTTCAAAATTGTTTTACAGGTGTATTTGAAGATTATAAGACTATGGAAACAAAAGTCTTTGTTATTCATGACCTGCAAAATGATTTAGATAAGTTTGTAAGTTTTTTAAATACAAATATAGCCAACAAAGAATGGCACATATCTTATAATGGTTTAGCTTTTGATGCTCAGATAACACATTTTATATTAGATAATCATGATGATTGGTGGGATTTTACGGGTTGTGAAATTGCAAATATCATTTATAGATGTGCACAAAGAGCTATAGAGAAAAGCAATAAAAAGGAGTTTTCAGATTACCCTCAATGGAAAATGTCAATTGGTCAAATAGATATCTTTAAAATGCATCACTGGGACAACCCGGCAAAGCGTTCTAGTTTGAAATGGATCCAATATAGCATGGATTGGGATAACATTCTTGAAATGCCTATTCACCATGAATCAGCAATAACTACAAGAGAGGAGATTGATACAATATTGGAATACTGTATTAATGATGTAAGGTCAACTAAGGAAATATATAACAGATCAAAATCACAGATAGGATTAAGAAAAGAATTGACTAAAACATATGGTATTAATTTATTTAGTGCTTCTGAACCAAGAATTAGTAAAGAGTTGTTTGGCTATTATTTATCTGAAAAACTAAATATTCCTAAAAAAGAATTGAAAGATATGAGAACACATAGAGATATCATTAAAATTAAAGATATCATTCTACCTTATATCAAGTTTAGTTCTAGTGAGTTTAGTACTTTATTGCAAAGATTTAATGCATTAGAAATAAATGGAAAGAATCTTAAAGGCAGCTTCAAGTATAGTTTGAATTACAGAGATGTTAAAACTGACTTTGGTTTAGGTGGTGTACATGGTGCAAGAAAAAAAGGTGTTTATGAAAGCAATGAAGATATGATTATTATGTCTTCAGATGTTACCAGTTTTTATCCTAATCTTGCAATCAGAAATAGATGGTCTCCGGGACATTTTCCTGTTGATGAATTTTGTGATCAATATGAATGGTTCTTTGAAGAGCGTAAGAAGATCCCTAAGAGCAATCCAATGAATTATGTATACAAGATTATACTTAACTCTACTTTTGGTCTTAGCAATGATGAAAACAGCTTTTTTTATGATCCTGAGTTATGTATGAGGATTACAATCAATGGTCAATTGAGTTTGATGATGCTTTATGAGCAAATTATGGAAAGAATCCCAGGTGCAATAGCATTATTACATAATACAGATGGTGTTGAGACATTAATACCTAGAAAGTACTATGATGAGTATATGCTTATCTGTAAAGAGTGGGAAGAAACTACCAATTTATCTTTAGAACATGATCAATACCAAAAATTGGTACTAGGAGATGTAAACAATTACATTGGTATCAATGACTACAAAGAAGTTGACATTACTAAATGGAGAGCAATTAAACAATCAGATCCACATTATTTATTTAAAGTAGAAAATGATAAGTTTAGCTATGCTCCTGTGAAGTTAAAAGGTAGATTTGATTTTCACAATTTACAGCTACACAAAAACAAATCAAAGTTAGTTATACCTAAAGCAATCTATCAGTATTTTGTGCATAATGTTCTTCCTGAAGAATATTTAAATGAAAACAAAAATATACTTGATTATTGTATTGGTAGCAAATCAAATGGTGATTGGAAATGTGTGGCCAGATCAATCAAGCAGGGTGCTTTTGTAGAAGATGAACTTCAAAAAATCAATAGATATTATATATCTAAGACTGGAGTTAAAATTATAAAGGTTAACAGAGTTGATAAAAGAGAAATACAATTAGAAGCTGGTAAATGGATACAAGCAATCTTTAACAAAATGAAAATGGAACCTAAATGGGAATCATATAATATTGATAAAGGTTATTATATCCAGGCCATTGAAAATGAAATAAATAACATTCTAACTGTATCATCAAATCAATTGAGATTATTTTAAAATTATGACTAAAGCATTAGATAAAAAAATAGAAGATGTTATGACCAGCATATATACTGAATTGTATGCTGTGTCAGAACCATCTGTAAGTTGGAATTACTTAATTGAATCTGCTGAATTAAATGAGCTAGGTCAAAAGATTATTCCTTATAATGATTATTTAATTGATCAGGATGTATATGAAGAGATTGTCAAGAGACATCTAAAAGAATCTAAGTTACCTAAATGGCGTAAAGAAGCTGTGTCAAGAGGTATACTATTAGGTTGTAGTCCAAAATTTAAAAAACCCCAACAATGAAACAATTTACAATAATATATTTACCATATGGTAAAGAAGACAAAGAATGGATAAATGTTGAAGCCAACACTAAAGAAGAAGCTATGAATAACTTCAAAGGAGGTATAATAATTCAAATAAGATGATAATAGGAATAAATGGAAAAATAGGTTCTGGAAAGTTTGCATATTAAATGTATAATATATACTTTTGTAAAAAAATATTATGAAAGTATACATTTATACATTAGAACATCCTATAACTAAAGAAGTTAGATATATAGGCAAGACTAAAAATCCAAAAGAAAGATTTCACAATCATTGTAATAGATTACATAATCAATATTCTTATAAAAGAAATTGGATAAATAGTCTAAGAAACCAAGGTTTAAAACCTGTAATGAATATTCTTGATGAAATAAATGAATCAGAATGGAAATACTGGGAAAAGTTTTGGATAGAACAATTTAGACAATGGGGATTTGATCTTGTTAATCATACTTCTGGTGGAGATGGTTTAACTGTAGGTAATCAAACTTCTTTTAAAAAAGGAAGTATTCCTTGGAATAAAGGTAAATCACCTTCTTTAGAAACAAGAAATCAAATTAGAGAATCATTACTTGGTAAACCTTCTAATAAAAAGAAACAAGTGATTCAGTATTCTTTAACTGATGAAATTATTCAAGTGTTTGATTCAGCTACTGAAGCTGCTGAATTTATAAAAGGATCAATTGGACACATTGTTGCTTGTTGCAAAAGGAGTAGAAATACTCACAAAAAATATAAATGGAAATATAAAAATCAATAACATGAAAAAAGAAAATAAAAAGCACCCTGTCAATCTCATTGGTATCAATGGGAGGATAGGGTCAGGTTAGGTAAAGACACTGTAGGTAAAATTATTCAACATCTTACATCAGATTGGAAAGATGAAGAGTTTAAAGATACTGACATGCTTGAAATTAGAAGTGATTGGAAAATTAAAAAGTTTGCTGGCAAATTAAAACAGATTGCTTCAATCCTTACAGGTATCCCTGTAGAAAACTTTGAAGATCAAGAGTTTAAAAAAACTATTTTAGGATCTGAATGGGGTACAGTACAAAATGTACCACTTAATTCAATACCACCATTTGCTGACATGCAGTTTAATGTTATGATGAGTGTAAGAGAGTTTCTTCAAAGACTTGGCACAGAAGCAATGCGTGAAGGTTTACATACAAATGTATGGGTGAATGCTTTGTTTGCTGATTATGTAGAAACTGAATCTATATTTAGAGGTAAAGTTATTGAAAAACATGCATTACCTAACTGGATTATCACAGACATGAGATTTCCTAATGAATTAGAATCTGTTGAAAAAAGACATGGTATTACTATTAGAGTAACAAGACCTGCTGAAAAAGGTAAGAACACTGCAAGATTACATCCATCAGAAACATCTCTTGACAAAGCTAAATTTGACTATGAAATCATTAATGATGGGACCATGGAAGAACTTGTAAAAAAGGTTAGAGAAATTCTTGTACTAGAAGAACTGATATGAACTCATATAGATTAAATGGAATAGCTGGACATACTTGTAGAACAGCTATATGTGAATCTTTAAAGATTAGACATATTGATATTTATAAAGTAGTTAAAAACATTGATTCAAATGGTGTAATAGAAACTGCTGATGGAACTAAATTTAAATTAAAATTAGAAAAAGTATGAGTTTAGACGTAACATTGCATAGACATTATCACGTAAGTTATGACGGTGGTAAAACATTAGAAGAAAGAGAAGAAGATCTGTATAGTGCAAACATTACACATAATCTTAGAAAAATGGCTGATGCAGCCGGATTGTATGAAGCATTGTGGAGACCTCATAGATTAAAAGAAGGATATAATATTCCTGAAAATGATAATGATGCTGAGTATAAGTTTGAAGCAAGAAATCCTGTAAAAGCATATGAAATAATTCCTATTATTGAAAAGGGATTAGAAGATATGCTAGCAAGGCCGGAACACTATAGAACCTTTGATTCACCAAATGGATGGGGTTTATATGTTCATTTTATTCCTTTTATAGAGCAATACCTTGAAGCATTAAAGAAGTACCCAGAATCATTTGTTGACTGTGATAGATAAATATTATGATAAAAAATTTAATAAGTAGGTTTACAATGGTCAAGACTACAAGAGTAGGTTTTTATGACCGTGTTGCAGGTAAAAATGTATACTATTGGCAAGATTGCTATTTTGAAACATATATGGCTGCATCAAAATGGACATATAGAATTAAATTAAACTGATTCATTATGAGTAGGACTATCAAGAAGAAACTAACCGGGGCCAAAGCAGTTAGCCATCAATGTAGAAATAATGGTACCTGCCCATGGTGTTTAGGAAACAGAATGTATAAACATTTAAAAAAAATGATTAATTATGAACGAACTAGAACAGATAGTACTGAACAGGATACAGTGTAAAAACTGTAATGAAGTATTAATATCTTACAATAGACATGATTACAAAACATGTAGTTGTGAAAATAAAACAATGATAGATGGCGGAACAGCATATCAACATTATGGAGGTAAAGACCTTAATTTAATTGACAGAAGCTCTACAATATATCTATCAGATGATCATATGATGAACAGAAGTGCTGCACATTGGGGTAACAGAGGTAAAGATGGTAGATCACCTTTATCATACAAATCAGTAGAAGAAATGTCTAATGATCACCTAACAAACATTATTAAAGATATGGGAGGAAAAATAGAACCATGGTTTGAGAAAATAATTGTGCAGGAGTTGGAATATAGAAACCTTAATAATATAATTGTACCTGATTAATGATACTAGCAATTGATTTTGACGGCACCATAGCTGAATTATCTTGGCCTGAAGTAGGACCATTAAGAAAAGATGCGGATACTTACATTAACATTCTCTATAATGAAGGACACACTATAATCATTAATACCTGCAGAACTGGTAAGTATGAAGGATTAGCACAAGACTTCTTAGATCACCATGGTATCAAATACCACTATATAAACAGCAATTGCCCTGAACTTATTAAACTTTATAAACAAGACTGTAGAAAGATTTCTGCAGACATCTATATAGATGATAAATGTTTAATGGGATTACCAAAAACTTGGGATGAAATCTATTATTTAATACAAAAAAAGAACAATGTCTAACACAGTAGAATTAATTGGTTACTATGGAGATGATAAGATTCATGCTAGTTCAGCTTGGACATCTACATCCAGAGATATTACACCAGAAAAAGAAGCAAGGATCCCTAATTTATTAGAGATGCTAGCTACAGAAGGCCATCATACACCATTTGAAAAGAGTCAATTGCATTTCTTGGTTAATGTTGATCAGGCTACACACATCCACTTACTTAAACACCGTATTGGTGTAAGTATTAATGGTGAATCAGCTAGATACAAAGAACTTAAAGAAGATAAGACTTATATACCTGAAGATTGGTTTGATACTGAAATAAGTGATGATGTAATTACTTGGGCTGAAAGATTACAAAATTTTACTTATGAAGCAAATCATTTGTATCATAAAGCATTAGAAGAACTAACTCCTGTATTAGGTAGAAAAAGAGCTAAAGAATCAGCCAGATTTTTTAAAACTTTTAATTCTCAAATAACTATGGATATATCTTTCAATTGGAGAAGCTTTGCGCACTTTCAAGGACTAAGAAATTCTGAACATGCACAATTAGAAGTTAGAGAATTGGCCCAAGAGATGTTGGATCTTGTAAAAAATATTGAAGGAAACCCATTTAAACACACAATTAAATCATTTAAATTATAATAACATGGACTATTTTGAATTAGAAGCCGTTGTAGAACAATGGGCTGCAGACAAAGGAATTTTAGAGAAAGCTACACCAATGGCACAGGCACTAAAAACATTAGAAGAATGCACAGAATTATGTACAGCAATTAACAAAAATGACCGTCCTGAGATCATTGATGCTATTGGGGACATTATGGTTACATTGATTATTCAAGCAAAAATGCAAGGATTATCTTTGGAAGAATGCCTTGAGTCAGCATACAATGTGATTAGTAAAAGAACCGGTAAAATGGTTGACGGGCAATTTGTAAAAAACAATTAATGTTTATTTATTGTTTATCTAAACATTTTTTGTATATTTACACTTTACAAGTTTAAACTATGAGTTATAAAAGAGCAACAGAAACAACACAAGTACATTTAGAAAACCAATCTTTACCTAATCATGGTAAAAGTTATACAGTTATATCACATAAACAAGTGATAGATAACACAAAAATTTTATTAAATGATAGTGGATTCACTATTCGTAAAGAATTATATAGAGCAAACTTAAATGCCCAAG